TCGTTGGATAGTATGCAGGCTCCCCATAGTTATGAATGAATGTTTGCCTAGCATACTTATCCATGTCACATGCGAACAACTCAGTATACTCAACGCCTAATCTCATTAGTGCCTGATTGAATGCACCTACTCCGCTAAAATCACTTCCTACTTTAATCATAAATCAAAAATTTAGTTCACCCTGTTCATCAGGCTTCATCTCAAACCTAATCATCTTACCATTACTACTCCTAAACGTTACCGGACGTTGATTGAATTGGAACTCTCCCCAAAGGTCTATCCATTTGTAGAACCTAGCAAGAGGAAGGGTATACTTACCTCTCTCGCTGTAGTCAGGGTTCTGTAACACAAAGCTACGATGCAACTCTATGCCTAACGTCTCTGATCCATTCTTGGTCATTATATTGAACCGATCTTTACACCACTCGTAGAAGTCCATAGAAGTCTCAGCGATAAACTTCCTCTCTCTAAGGTTCTTGAACTGACTCTCTTGTAGTCCATGTCGTAGGTATAGCTGTAGGTTAGCAATCATGTAGTTGTCAAACCTAGCCCACTCATCCTTATCCCACTCAGTAAACAACTGATGACCAAACTCATGCTCAGGAGTAAAGCCCTTGTGGTAGTGCTGTGCGAACTCTATTTCCCACTTCCGTCTGTCGTGGCTATTGCCAGCTCCCTTAATCGCATAGTTAGTTGTTATGATTATCTTAGGACTCTTCTCAAAAGGTATCTTAATTGCGTCCTTATTCTTCTTCTCAAGCGTTATTCCTTCCGTTATGATGGAGAACAGCTTCTCGAACTCAAAGTACTTTGATACGTCATCAAACACTAACAACTGAGTATCTGCTGACACTGTCTGATAAGGAAACGGCTTGTTAAATGTAAAAGACTTACCATCTATTGTTATGCATCTCTTTAAATGTGCCAAACTATTTACAAAGATACCCTTACCTGTTCCTCCCTCCGGGTTGTCGCTAATCACTTCATCGTTAATAATCACAGCTGGCGCATAGCTAGGTGGCTTGTAGCTATGCATGAGGTATCCTGCTGTAGTCTCTATGGATTTTATTCTTAAGTCATCCTTCCCACCAATGTTGGCTATGAACTTCCTATATACTGCGTCCTCATAGTCAGCCTTGACAAAGTCCCTGTCTATTATCTGCTTCTCCCAAATGTACCCATCTATGTCGCTATAGTCAATGATGTCTACATTCTCAGCTGTAACCTTCACCATGCAGTTACGATAGTACAGATAGGCTATCTGTGCATTGTCAACCATGATGTCAGGCTTAATAGTATTAAGGAACGACAGGTGGTCTTCCTTGAAAAGAGCCTTCTTATCAGCGAAGTAGTTGTATATACTCTTGTCCTCTAGCTTATACAGGTAGTCATTCAACACTGCGTCCTTGATGGTAGTGTCATATGCATCTGAGATAATGTTGTTACCTACCTGAACGAATACGAATGTGTTGCCGTTACCAACGAAGTACTTGCCATACCCCATGTACTCTAGGTACTCCTTGTACAAGTGGTTGATATGCACCACGTTTCCCCTTGTGTTCTTCGACCAAAAGATAGTAACATCATTGTCGTTAGCATCTTGAGTAATACTCTTGATAACATCCTGACTAACTGATGCGTTACGACTCATAATCTCTCCAAGTGGTACACCCTGCTTGGCCATAATACGTATGCTGTCTGTCCTGCTGTTGTCCTCGTAGAACTTTGTTCCGTGTGCAGATACGTTCTTGTATGCACTGCGTAGAACATTAATGATCTCTCGCTCCTTTCCTCCCTCATCATAGGACAACAACACTTGTCGTGCATCGCTCTCGGGAACTCCAAAGTCATTGAGCGCAGCAGCTAGGATGAATAGGTTATTGTTCTTCTGACCCTGCACCATGCCGAAGTCACGCTCCCACCACACAAGTAGTCTGCGTACAATCTCTTCGTGGTTTGTCAATCGAATAGTACTACGACTAGTCTTAGTGTCATACACTAGATGTTCCTCCTCCGTAAGGTCTTCCCATAGTGTACTATTCTCGTTAATGTATAGGTCTGGATCCCACGACTCAAAACATACTCTACTGATGTCTTTAGTAGTGGTATCGAACTCAGGTACGTTGTAGTATCTTTTAAGTGACAGGAAGAAGTTCACATGGTTCTCAATGCTTGGTGGTATCTTTACCAATACCTTCAAGCCATCTCCTGATGGACTGATGAATACTGCATAGGAGTACTCGTCATTGATGAGAAAAGCCTTGTAGTCAAGCATGCTCCACTCATCGACAAAGCCATCGAAGTCTATGCATATTAGACCGCTGTGTTCAACGATTCCTTGTTTGCTTCTGTTGATAAACTTACCGCTAAAACAAATGGCAGGAAGTAACTTCTTTAGTCTTTAGTTCATTGCGCTTGGCCTTGTTATCAGGACCTTCGTGCTTTCGGATTTCCTCACACAGTTCTCGTGAGTTGCCATTCTTTATTCTATCCAACACCTTCTCTACAGGAAGGTAGTATGGGCTATCTGTTTGTTTTAAATCTCTAAATAACGTAATCATGATTTTAATTTGGTTAAAAAACCCACAGACATTACATCTGTGGGCTGAACTGTTAATGGTTAAAGATTAGAACGGAAGATCTCCCTCTTCTGGCAATACTTCTGTGGCCACTACTTCTTGAGGTGCTGAACTACCTGCTGACTCAATGCGCCATGCCTCTAGTGTGTTGAAGTACTTCACCTCTCCCTGCGGGGATGTCCACTCCCTACCACGTAGGTTAAAAGACACAGCAACATTTTGTCCTACACTATACGAGTTAATGTTGTCGCATTTCGCTTGTGTCAATTGGAAAGACACATGCTGTGGATACTGCTCGTGAGGAACAGTCAACACGAACTCACGCTTGCTAAACTTTTCTGATACAGCAACTGTATCACCAATGTGCTTAAGCACACCTTCTACTTTGAAATCACTCATCGGTTTTTATTTAATAATTGCTCTTTATACTCTGCTGCGAACTTCATTGCAGCCTTTATTCTTCTCTCCATGTGTTCGATGTCTGCATCTGTAAGCTCGACATCAACCACCGTTAAACGCATATTCAATGGAACGTTACTCATAACATGCATGCTGTCATCTTCCCACTCAGGAACAAGTCCTTCAGGAGTATCTGTCAGGGCATAGAACACTTCTCCATGTCTCCACTCTTCTCCAGTCATCATCTTAAGCATATATAGGTATGTCTTCACCTGCCATACGTGTGTGGCATTGTAGGCATCCTCCGGTAGCTTTGGAAAGGTCTTCTTATTCCAAGCGGACTTAGCATCCTTCACCTTCTTTTCTATCTCACAAACAACGTCAGGATGCCCGACAATAATACCATGCCTAAGCTCGTAGTACTTATCACCAGGCTTCTGCTTCTTGTGATCTGTAAAGAAAAGTCTGTTGTAAAGATCGATGCTGTCATCCTCCACCTCGTTACCCTTCTCCGTTTCCTTGCTGCTGAACATTGGCTTGTATCCATACAGCTCCTCATCCACGTACTCACGTATCAAGGTCTTAGCTCCCTGAGAAAGCTCTACCTTCCCTTCTGAAAGGTTATGTACTATGTTTACCAATCGCTCATACTCAGCCTCCATTTTTTCTGTAAGCTTAAGCTTCGCACGTTTCTTAGGATCTTCCTCTGTAAGAAAGTCGGCATGCCTCTGCTGTAGCTTAGATAGTTCTGCTGCTTGGCTATCAGTCAGTCCATCTGTGCCTAAGAATAATGGCGCAATGTTATAGGTCCTTAGCTGCATCTTCTAAAGCTTTACGTTGTTCTGCTGTTACTGTATACTTATCGAGTATACTCTTAATCGACATCGCCTTACTAGTGATTGATGCAATCGCTCGTGGTAATGAATCATCTGGTAGCGCAGGCTTCTTGTTTGATGCCTGTACCTGTGGTGCGCGAGAGCTGAAGCGAAGCGCATCTACCTTCCCCTCCGGACTGCTCACCTTCTCCACGCCTAGTGCGACAGGTTTACCAACGAACATATCTTGCTCTACTGAATCAAACAACTTCTGTAGTCGTTTGAAGTTGGTGACGTTCACCACCATAGGTTTAGTGAACTCCTTAAGCTTGGCGAATACCTTCCGCTCCTTGCCCATTTGCCCCACCATTTCGTCTTGAAAAAATTTCTCAACGTGAACCACAACCTGCTTGTAGTTCTTCTTCTGATCGTCCCAAAGGTCTACTGCACCTAGGTACTTATCAGACTCCTTGAAGTTAGCTCTCCAATGTGCCATAATAAAATAAAATTGAATTGAGTTAAGACAGATTTCACCCTCTGTCATTAGGGGTTACAAACATATGGTAAATTTGAATACAGTTGGTAAATCTCCTGTATTTTTTCCAATAGCATGTTCCTTCTTTCTATTAATCCTTGTGTCCTATCAATGTTGTCATCGCCTCTACTAGCAAGGTCTATAAGATAGTTCGCCTTCTCTAATCGTTTATTGTGAACTGACAATTGGTTAAGGTACATTCCTTGAAACCATCCTTCCATTTCACACGCCAACCATACTTCCGGAGATGCGTTTTCGTAGTGATCGTGGTTTGTCATTGTGTTCTTAATGGTAAACGTTCCGTCATTCATTCGCTCAATGCGTAGCCCTCCATCA